CGCGCCAGCATGCTTTACACTGATATATTCATAGATGTCAGGGGCACACCCGAAAAGCACGGCCTGTATGGTGTTCAGCTGACCAAGTACTTGGAGCGAATGTGCAAGTCAAACGATCAACTTATACGTCTTGCCGAGATGATAGAGCGGGTGGATCGTCAGGAGACGTCTGTCAATGCTGACGATATTTTTAGTAAAATAACGGAAAGCTAAAATGGCAGCGTTTAAAAAAGCGGTTGTAGTTGATGTAATACTAGATTCCACCAGTATAACTGAGGAATATGCTACACTTTTAAAGTCGGAAATAGCCAGCATTCGTGATCTTACAATAGATCCTAAAAATATTCCTAGAAATTCATTAATAGTTAGAAGCATTCATGGAAATGAATCACAGCTTTCTTCTTTAAGTCAAAAAGAATTAGCTCTTCCATTTTTTTCGCCACACATTTGCCCGCCTGTTAAGCCTGGTGAGGTAGTTTGGATATTTAAATACGATTCAGAAGAGGCAATAGGTCAGTCATCAAAAGGCACATCACAGCTTAGAAAACTTCAGGAAAATGAAGTTCGCCTCACTGAAACTCAAAAAGAATCAGAGTCATCACGGACTACATTTAGGGAGCCAGGTATAGGTTATTGGATGAGTCGTGTTTCCACATTCATGCAGTACGATGATATTAATTACACGGTATTTTCCAGGGCATACGAGTTAAATCTAGGCGATGTAGCAGAATATCCAGAAGGAAATGACACGGAAAATCCACCACTTGGTGAGTATTTTAGGACTGCACCAAACGCTAGCAATGATCCTAATGTTCCGTCACTTTTTATAAACGGTAGTGGAAAACCACCACAGCCTAATGCAATAGAGCCTACCGATGAGTTTAATAAAATCTTTAATAATTCAACTGCGAATGGTATTTTTGAATTTGAACCTGTCCCTAGGTTTACAAAGCGACCTGGTGACACGGTTATCCAGGGATCAAATAATACGCTAATTAGCCTGGGCGTTGATAGAACCGGTCCAATTGGCATTTTAAATACTGATGAGTCCGGTCTTCCATTTCCCATACTTAGCGGCTCAGACGCATCAAAGGTTGAGGCAGATTTTGTCAATTTTGCTGGTACTATAGACATAGTATCAGGTCGAGGTCGACTACGACCAGATAAGCCTGAGGATGATCCTGAGTCAACATCGTCGCGTATTATTAATACAGATGCCGTCCGTGGCACCGAGCAAGACGCTCCCGCAGTGGTTGAGAATGACAAGGATCCTGAGAGGTCAGACCGGGAGCCTAACTTAAATGAGGGAAATCCAGATTTCGTACTGGACTCGTCACGAATTTACGTCTCAATGCGTACAAATGGAGATGCTAATTTCTTTCCTGATAATGAGATGTTTGAGAAGATGGAGACTGCTAATACACCGACATCCGATGAATTTTTTAAGGATGAGGCACTTAAGCCGGTTCCACGTGTGGACAAACCCGAGGATGCAAAGGGTTCTCCTTATATTGTTGTAAAGTCAGATGAGATAAGGATTATTGCCAGGCAGAATGAAGATCTAACAGAAAATCCCGACAGTGACACCAAGGTCAATGGTAGTATTAGGATTATCAAGGAGGGAACAATTAATGATGACCTAACTGGTGATAGGGCGGCAATTATTATACATCCAGATGGTACAGTCCAGATAGACGCACCTAGGATTATCCTTGGAAGGAATGATGTTGGTACATTTGATGATGGGCCACCTGATCCTGGTGATGACAAGGCCACCGGTTATGTTAAGTTTAGCCAGTATAATGTTCAGATGTCCAACCTGCATGACGAGGTCTACACTCTGGCCAATGCTGTTAGGAAGGGTTTCGAGATTTGTGATAGTAGATGGGAGAGTCTAGCCACAACATTTACATCACAAACAAACGCTCCAGGCTTTGGTCTCCCAGTTCCTGGATTAGTTAAAGCAGGCGGAGAAATACTGGCATCATGGATCCCAGGCCTTAATTTAGGATTGCAAATAATGCCTAATTCACCTGCTGAGATTGCTGGAAAAGTAAAGGATGATATTGATGCCGATGATGTTGGTTTGCCGGGAACTGGAACGTCAGGATTAAAAAGTAAAATACCGGAAGCTAGGTCTGACACAATTTTTGGAGAGTAAATTATGGCATTGGATAAAGATGGTCTAGAGAAAGGAATTTTAGCAGCGCTGGTTAATATGGCCGGAGAGCAGGATTCTGAAGGAAAGATGACGCAGTATGCAAAGGATCTGGCTGACGCAATTAATACATATGTTAGGACAGGTAAGGTCAATGTCCCAGGTGAGGGAAATAAGCCTGTAAGATAATACTAACAATTAACGTACCAGTCGGATATTTAATCTCTGGTAATCTGGATTTACAATGTCTTCTATAGATTTTAAAAGTGTCGGGACTAAAACAACTACATTTCTATCAAGCTCTGTAGATGTCAAGCCGACCCCTGTTGGAATAGTTACCCCTTTGCGTCTTGGAAAGATCGAAGGTGGAATTTTTGAGATGTACACTTCTCTTAAAAAGACACTAAATGACAATTTTAAAAATATGCTACTTACTAATCATGGTGAACGCCTGGCGCTACATGACTTTGGGGCTAATTTATTACCGCTAACTTTTGATGTTTCTGCTTTTGATAAGGAAGAATTTGATGCTGAGGCAGTAGTTAGAATAAAGACGACGGCATCGAAGTATATGCCTTTTTTAGAGCTAAAGACATTTGAGTCAGACACAGATCATCATGATAATAAAAGTGTTGGAAAAATAAAAATCAGGATCACCTATGACATTCCACGCCTACAGGCTGTGGATCAAGTCCAGGAGGTAACCCTATTTATAGGAGGATAACGTGGCTATAAATACAAAAAAGAAACTATTGCCAGTAAGAAATAGGTCATACTTAAATAGGGACTTTGACAGCCTAAGGGCACAATTATTGGAGTATGCAAGGACATATTTCCCCGATAGAATATCTGATTTTTCAGAGGCTTCTGTTGGCGGAATGTTTCTCGATTTTGCTTCATTCGTAGGTGATAATTTATCATTTTATCTAGATCACCAGTTTGCTGAGTTAAATCCTTCAACTGCTGTTGAAAAACAGAATATTGAGAGGATGCTTAGGGGAGTAGGAATCAAGATAAAAGGAGTAAGCCCTGCTGTGGTAACAGTAACATTCACAATTGAAGTTGCTGCAATACAATCAGGCGCAAATTTTATTCCTAAAAATTCGCAATTACCTCAAATATTACGTGGAACAGTTTTAACCTCCCAGTCTGGAGTCGATTTTGAATTAACTGAAGACCTAGATTTTTCTAAGACGGATAGGTCGGGAAATTTAATAGCAGGTATCGAAGTGGCATCGACAACGACTTCAAATCTGCCTAATTCATTTTATATGACAATGTCGGGCCTCTGCATTTCCGGAAATAGAAAAAGTGAGACATTTAATATAGGCAATTCATTCGTGGCATTTAGGTCTATTACACTTCCAAAGCCAAATGTTACCGAAATAATATCTGTAAAGGATTCTGATTTAAATGAATATTATGAGGTGGAATCACTAACTCAGGATAGCGTTTTTATTGCCATGACAAATGGAAATATTGATAATGATCTAGTTAAAGAGAATATGGAGCTAGCCCCTGCACCTTACAGGTACATTACCGAGACAGGCTTTAATAATAAAAAGACAAAATTAATATTTGGAAGCGGCGACGCAAATACCTTGGATGACGATATTGTTCCTGACCCATCTGAATTTGCTGTTCCGCTCTATGGAAAAAGAAATTTTAGTAAATTTTCAATTGATCCTAATAATCTTCTAAAGACAAAAACGTTGGGGGTATCCCCTCAAAATACAGTGTTGACTATAAATTATAGGTCGGGTGGTGGCTTAAGTCATAACGTGCCATCAAGCACAATTAAGACATTAACTTCTTTAATTATAAAGTTTCCCAACTCACCCACTAGAAATGGAGCTAGATCAGTTAGGGCAAGCTTAATTGTGAACAATGATTCAAATGCATCAGGTGGTGAAAATGCCCCGACACTTGATGAATTAAAAGCATTAATTCCCGCATCACGAAATGCTCAGTCTAGAATTGTTACAAAGGAAGATCTACTGGCTCGCGTTTATACGATGCCGGCTAATTTTGGAAGAGTGTTCCGCGCTAGCGTTCGATCTAATCCAAATAATCCGCTAGCTACAATGCTGTTTATTATAAGTCGTGATTCTAATAGAAATCTTATAATTTCACCAGATGCCCTTAAGCAAAATCTTACTTTGTATTTAAATGAATTTAGAATGATATCAGACGCAGTTGATATTTTAGATGCCCAGGTTGTGGATATTCAGGTGCGTTTTAGCATAACGGCTGACCCTAAGGCAAATAAATCATCAGTTATTCAGAAGATTATTTCAAAGCTTAAGTCATATTTTCAGATTAAAAATTTCCAGATAGATCAGGTTATAGTTACAAATGATATTCAAAATATAATTTGTAACACTAATGGTGTAATGGCAGTGACTGACCTTAAATTATACTGCTTAAATGGTGAATATAAGGGTCGACAGTATTCTGGTGTTAATTTTAATATTGCTGAAAACACTGTCAAGGGGCTTATTATACCACCCATGGGTGGCATATTCCAGATTAAATATCCTAATTTTGATATTATTGGGAGCGCAAATTAATGTACAGAATACTACAGGCCCTGAGTGACACTTATATTACTAATAAGGTAATAAATAATAAATTTAGGGCTACTGATGCTAACGTTGGTCAGGCAGGCACACTGGATTTATTTAAACTGTATGGGGAAAGCACACTTCCTGGTTCGTCTAGCGGAGTGATTGAGCTATCTAGGCTGCTGGTTAAATTTGATTTAACGCCACTCATGCAGCTTACAGGAAGTATTTTAGATATTTCTGACCCATCATTCTCATGCCAGTTAAAACTTACCGATGTTATTGGTGGTCAGACCGTGCCATCTAATTTTGATTTAATTGTCTATCCGCTTTCTAAGTCTTTTGATGAGGGCGTGGGTCGCGATATAGTCACATTCACAGACCTTGATAAGGCTAATTTTATAACATCGTCATACACAAATAGTACTAATGTCGCATGGACGACACAGGGCGCCGATAGGGACGGCCTGCTTGGAAGCAATAATTTAGATATTATATCTAGCGGAAATTTAAATGACGGTGGTGGAATTGTCAGCCTGTTCAGGACACAGTCATTTTCAGAAGGAAGTTCTAACCTATTGGTTGACGTAACGACATTGGTCTCGGCAACGTTAGTTAACACAATTCCTGATCACGGTTTTAGGATATCCTACTCAGGCACCCTGGAGACAGACAAACAGACACTGTTCGTTAAGCGATTTGCGTCACGTCACAGTACACAGGTGGATAATCGACCAAGTTTAATTGTGCGATATAATGATTCTGTTAGAGATGATACTAATAACTTTTTCTTTGACCTGACAGGTTCTGTATTTTTAAACAATTATCATCGTGGAAATCCAGCTAACATTGTAGAAGGTATTGCGGCGACAGAGGTAAGCGGAGATAATTGTATCAAATTAAAACTGCAATCCGGTTCATTTTCAAAAACCGTAACAGGATCCCAGCATAAGATTGGAAATAATTTTATTACAGGTGTGTACTCAACATCTTTTGCGTTGTCATCATATGATACTACTGCTGTGCTGGGGTCGGATACTGTTAAGATGTTCGCTGAAAAAAGCGGCTCATTAACGTTAGACACAGTCTGGACATCGTTTACGAATACTACCACGAACCCATTTCTTTCATCATCACTAGTTGTAAAGGTCAATCCCAGGACGTCGTTTAGCAATTCACCTAAGCGTTTAAATGTGTCTATAACTAACTTACGACATGCATATCGCTCAACAGAGAAGGTTAGGTTTAGGCTTTTTGTAGCTGACGTTGACAATGGTCCTAAATTTTCAAAGCTTCCGATTATACGACCAAGCTTAATTTTGGATGATGTATTTTATAGTATAATCAATAAGGGTACGGGTGATATTGTTATTCCATACGATGATGCCACCGGCACCGGCCTTTCAGCTACAAAATTATCGACAGATTCTGAGGGTATGTATTTTGACCTGTACATGTCTGACCTTTCGGTCGGCAAGGTTTATAAAATAGAGCTGAAGATAAATGATGACGGTATGGAACAGGTGATCCAAGACACGGGTGCATTTTTTAGAGTTGATAGCTAATGAGTAAAAAAATATCTAAAAAGCCCGGCCCTTTCTACTCCGATAATATACGAAATATTATTGAGCAGGGTGGTAATGTCACCAGTAAAAACTATAATGACATGTCATCGATGGGAAATATTGCCTCGACATCGTCATTTAGGTATGACCAGCCAGGCACAGGCATAAAATCATCCCAGCAACTGAATATAGACTACACTAAATTTGAGAACTTTACGTTCTTTTCCTCGGCTCAGGTTAATGTTAACGTTGCATTCGACAGGATAATTAACGAGTTTCCATTTGACGGAGATGATAAGGAACAGAATGTATTCTTGGATAGCCTGACAGGCTTTGAGAACTATATCCTAGGAAGATTTCCAAAGAACAAGGGTTTTTTACGTTTTTCAGGAACTCAGGTGGGAGAGGATCCCAGTTCTGGATTTGATCCCGGCCTGGGTACGCATATTAATGTTGCCGATTCAGCAGGCAGTTTATTTCCTGACCTAGCAAAGAATAAGACAGGTGAAAGTGTTTTAAATCCAGGTGTCAGGTCATTTTCAGCTGAGATGCAACTATTCATCCCTGAAATTACCAACAGTAATCAGGTTATATTTCAAAAGTTAAATTCCGGCTCTAACTCCACTGGTTTTTCACTTTTTCTATCAGAGTCGACGGCAACAACATCCGGATCCCTATTTTTTGGTGTGACATCAGGCTCACAGACAATGTCAGCCTCATTTTGGGTTGATAAGGGTAAGTTTAATCATGTCTGTTCAGTTTTAAATCGTGGTGTTAGCGATAATTTAGAAATTTATCTTAATTCTGTATTGGTAGCAACGTCAAGCACCAGTTGCGATCTAGGTAATTTTAACATGGGTGCCAGCCAGTTCTTAATAGGTTCAGGAACTACACACAATATAGTTAATGCTGGCGCCAATTTTATACCTGCCCAGACACTTTCTGGTGCCATAGATGAGTTTAGGTTTTTTCACAGTGCCAGAGGAATTAGCGCACAACGAGAATTTGGACTTAGAAATATATCCCCCACTAGTGATCTAAAATTATATTTCAAGTTTAATGAGCCGACAGGTTCATATACATCTAATAATATTGCCCTAGACAGTTCCGGCAATTCGCTTCACACAGCTATCACGAATTTTACATCATCACTTCGACTTCCAACTGTCCCAGGTGACCCTTTAGCACTTGGTAATCCTATGACAGCTGAGCGACTGTCCAAAAATCCTGTATTATTTCCTACTAATGCTGAGGTCGTGGCGCTAAATACTCTTCTTTTAACAAGTGCCAGTATATATGATGATCGTAACCCCAACTTAATAACACGATTGATCCCATCCCACTACTTTTTGGAGGGACAGGCATTTGACGGATTTCAGACTGAGTCAGGCCCAATAGTAGATGGCTTTACAGGAACATCCATCCCGGGATCAGGCAAGCTTGGAACAGCACAATTAATATCTAGTTTCCTATATACATGGGCTAAGTTCTTCGATGATATGAAAATGGTAGCAGACTCATTTGCTACACTAATGCACGTCGACTATGACAAGACAGATAACGTGCCCGATCAGTTCTTGCAATTTCTTGCGAATCACTATGGAATATCGCTGCCAGCAATTTTTAAGAACGCATCATCCGGCCAATTTTTTGATGGCAATGACCTGACAGACTCAGTCGGTTCCCAGGTTAACGGCCTTCAGTATATACAAAATGAGATCTGGCGTCGAATACTGATCAATATTAATGACATAATAAGATCAAAGGGGACCTTACACTCTGTTAAGGCGCTAATCAGGTCAATGGGCATAGATCCGGATAATAACTTCCGGATCCGGGAGTTCGGCGGACCGACAAAGGCTTCGCTTGAGGTCTCTAGGCAGTTTAAGTCGGAGGTTTCAGCTATGCTAGATTTCTCTGGCTCGATGGCGAGTGTTACGCCCGTTTTGAGCTACCAGGGGATTCCAAGTAACAAGCC